CGGAAGGATTACTCGCCAGTTGTAGGGGTATCCATAAAACCAGCGGTGAATAGCCCAGCCGGTATGTGTTCCGACAGTCCAGCCTAGAAGAATAGCCAGGAGAAATATCATCAGTATATGTCCAATTGAACGGTCTGGATGGTGTTGTATCTGACGTTGGGGTATCGGGAACTGAGGTCTCGCTCAGTTTCGGTGGACTCGAATACGGACACTACTTCTTCGTTTTCCTGGTCGTAGCTGTGGCAGCAACAGCCACTGCTACTGGAACCCCGAGTGTAAACGAGGCGAGTCTTGTCCTCGATTTTCTGGAGTTCGTCGATTAGCTCTTGTACGTTCATCAGTAATACTCCACATAGTCACAGCGGTAACAGTAGAGGACATAATTAGGGGTTTCCCCGGTGTCCGCGTCCCCAGTTACTTCTATGCCCTCTTTCAGTTCCCGGCCCGCACATTCAGGGTTGGGGCACTTAGGAAATTCCTCAGGGGTAGACATAGATTTCATCCGGGTACTTAGGGGGCTGTTTTGGGGACTTGCCTTTGCGGAGTTTGCGGATGGCTCGCTTGGCCTGCCGGACGGCACCCCAGCGGGTGTAGGCGACACCGGACCACAGGGTTTCATCGCTGTCCCAGGCGGTCACACGCCAGGTCTGTACGGTGTCGGCCCAGTTACCGTCGATGTCCAGGACGATCCGGTACACGGCCGCAGGCGGCGGAACCGGTGGGGTGAGGTTGTTTGACATGAGGACTCACAGGAGGTAGGTTCGGTCACGTAGTCGTTCTGAGGAGGTCACGCCTATGCTTCAATTATTAACGCCATGGGCGGCTAACTGAATATCCTCCCCCAAGGACGACACCCCCACCGAGAGCTTTGAGCGGCCTCCCGGTGGGGGTGTCTCTCGTTCACTCAGCCTGCGGGGCTTCCCCAGGAGGGGTCCCAGTATCCGCCTTCGGCTTGCGGGCGCGAGGCTTCTTCTCCGTCGCTGTAGGGGCCGCCTCTGACTGCGGGTCCTGGGGGCGGGAATCCGGCGAAGGCGTTGTAGTAGGCGTTGACCGCTTCTTGCGCTTGTGAGCCTTCGGGTTCTCTTCCGCTGGCTTGTCCTTGCGGGTCTTCGGACGCTTTCCTGCTGGCCAATTCGGCATCTTTTACCTCATTCATTAGTTTCAGAGCCTCGACAGCGGCTTTCTCAGCCGCCTCGCGGGTCTTTCTTGCAATGTATTCGATCTGCCACTCTTTGAGGTCATGGACTCCCAATTCTGTGGCAGTCTTAATGATCTCATATCTAGCCATAAACTGCGGCTTTCAGTTCGGCTACGACATCGACGAGCTGGTCTACTCGCTCACGCAGATCGTTTATGTCTGTGTCATTGTCTGGCATATCTGTCTGGTCACGAAGCTTACTAATAAGCATCAGAGTCCAGTCATTCTCACCCATGGTCAGATCCAGCTCCAAAATGAAAGCCAGGACTTCTTCACGGGTCCACTCACTGACAATGGTGTCAATGAGATCCTCACCTTTGATTACAGCCGATGCCTGAAACTCGGGGATCTTAGTCATTCGCTAGCTTCCCCAGACCGATACCGGCTTCCATACCACGGTCGTAAGCCTGATCCTTTACATGCTCTGTGTATTCCTCGATAAGGCGGCGCATGTTGTCCTTAGCCAGAAGTGGGTCCATGTGGACACGGTTCATGTTGAGGATTTCGAGCGTCAGGGAGTATCCAAGCTCATCGACGGCGCTTTCGAAATTAGTTGTGGGGTAATCTTTGGCAAACCGATTTGCAGCCACTTATGCTCTCCTATACATTCCACTATTCCAGTCGTAAATGCGGGTCGGGATACGAGCTGTACGCAGCTTTCGCACGCAATCCCAGGTACCTCGGGAGTCTCCGAGTGGAAACGCAAGGCCCAACTTTGCTCCTGATCGGACCATACGGCCATTACGTAGAGGTCCCGCCTGAGTTCCTTCGATGTCCCATCGGGCCTCAAATATGTCAGGGTCACCGGGACAGTAGAACCAGCCGTGTTCGTTGAACCATTCATCAGCAATTTTGTCAGCTCCTGTGGGGCAACCGCCGTGAACGAGGACGAATTTCCCGTAATGTGTGTAAACATCGTTGAGAGCTGAGACAATCATGAGGCGGTTTTTCCAGTCCCGGCTACCCGTGACGATTACTCGGGGGTAACTCTCTCCCATTCAAGGGCCGCTTTCTCTACCCAACCGTCAATGAGGAACTTTCCGGAGTTGATTTCGTTCTCAACCTTGAATTTAGTCCAGTTCCGCCAGTAAGTTACGCGGCCTTTGGCCGCTCCAACGCTGTTATAGACGCCCTCATACTCTGTGAACGTCTCAGAAACACCATTTTCGTCCGGATTTACGAAAACTAGAGCTACTCGCCAGGTTTCAGCGGCGTCAGCCGCGATTTTTCGACCCATTTTCCCTCATAAATTCATCGGTTTGGCGTTTTTCGCCGCTTTTGAGCGGCTTCTTTCCATTTTCGGCCATGTAAACATGCCACAAACGCATGTTTTGCCGCTATGACACTTGCAACCGCAGTGGCCCTGCTGTTCACAGTACTCGTTATCGCAAGTGGGGTATTCGCAGTACCCTGTGAGCACCCACCAGTGCAAATAGTACCGCCCACAGGGTTGCTACAGGTGTCGTGTTTGTGGGCTTCCTTCTTATTCACCGTATTCACCGCTTACAGCGGCTCTCAGAGAGTGCATCATGTCCACTACGAACGTCGCGGGCACGTTGAAGTCCTCTATAAGAGCTGTCGCATGGAATTTGAAGACCTCTTCCGAAGCAGAAGTCCAGAAATTCATCTCTGAGAGCATTTCCTCAACAATAGCGTTAGCCATATCAACCCTTACTTATCGGCTTGAAGTCCAGATCTGTAATGTGACCCTTGCACTTTGTGCAGAAGATATAGTTGTAATACCCTGAGATCACTTCGTTAAGAACATGGCGTGTGTATTTGGTGTGTTCGTCACAGAAGGGGTAAATGTCTCCGCAAGGAAGACAGATAACATTCCAGTCTGCTTCTTTGTCACACTCTACAAATTCACAGGGTTCTGAAGGGTTCTCTTCAGCGAACGTTACCCAGGACAAATCGGTTTCGAAAGACTTACGAATGTCTTCCAGAATGTCCGGTTCAACTGGTGCTGTCATTGCTACTCTCTGTGAGCTGGGGTGGTGCGGAGGGGGCGGACTTCTTCTTAGGGGTGTAAGTGTATTCCGCCTTCTGAGAAAGCGCGTCTGCCCATTTCTCGGCTTCCTTATGGGCTTCTGCCTTAGTGGCAGCGAACCCTGAAGCTAGAGAACGGGTCGTTAAATTGTTGAATCCAGACTCCCGGGACTTGTCTTCAGCTCCGCGTACGTCCCAGGCCCAGACAATTTCTACTTCACGAGGAAGATTGAGCTGAATTTCGAAGAGATTCTTACGGGCTACAGGCTCTACGTAAATACGATACGACTCAGCCATTTCCGTCCTTCGGCTTGTACGTTCTGTAAGTCTTTCCCCAGCCCTGACCCTTGAAGTGGGCTCCTGCAATGCCATAAACTCTTTTAGTGGGTCTGTGACAACTGGGACAGCCGGGAATAAGCTCATCGTCTGATATCCGTCTCTCGACTTCTACAACCTCTTTACAAGGTTCACACTGGTATTCGTATCTGGGCATTATCTAAGGGCTTCTCTGATAAGGGTCCAGGTAACACTAATTGGCCACATAGACGCTACAGTGAAAATACCTACAAACACAGAAATCTTCGGATAACCCTCGAAGAGATTGTGCTTATCTGCATATCTCTTAATCAGTTTGTAGCTACCGACTGTAAGGATAAAGTAGAGACCTACAAGTATCGGAATGAGAATCATTAAGACCTTCTAGTCCATCTTCCGCAATTAAAGCACCTGGGCTGTTTACCGCTCCAGGTAACAAGATAGTCATTTATATATTCTGCCCATTGAACTTCACATTTACGGCAGTAGAACGTTGAGGCCCACCAGCCATCGGGGACCAACAGACGAAAGGCTCTATCCTTATCTTTGGGCTTGAACCAGAGCCAATGATCTGTCCCTGGTTCAGGCGCCTCATCATCCATATTCTTGCCAACCGGGGACAACCGTGCATGGAATACCATACTCGGACCAGAGCCGGATGATACTAGGGTTGTCATCATAGGCCCTGACGATGTCGTGGCGAACAAGTAGCCGATCAATGATTTCCTTCTTCACTTCATAGTCAGGACGGAAGTCTCTGTCAGCTCGCATATACAAAGCATCACTGGGGACATTGTTCTCTGCAATCCACCATGAAGTGGAAGCACGGTATCTCTCAGAACGAGCTGTTACCTGGATTACCTTGTACCCCCCGTGTAGGTAGTAATCCCAGGCTAGAGCCCTTACCCACTTGATTGGCGGGCAGTTTACCGCATCTCTGTGAAAGGCGTCAAAGTCCTTGCGGTAATTATTCTGGGGGCCCCCTATCACGTGATGACGAATACTGCTTACATCAACCAGAGTCCCATCCATATCGAATACGACGGTCTTAGGGCGGATGAAATTTTTCATATGTACCTATTCTGTAGTACAATGGAGTTTATCTCCTGGAGGGAGGAAAGTCAATGCCAGAAGAGTGGTACGACTTAACCACTGATGTTGAGGCGGCTCCCGGACCACCAGCGGTCCGAAAGCCTCGCGAATTAGATGAAATTGACAAGTATCGGATGCCGGACACGGTTACGGCGGCATGGGTACAGGCCCAGCTCTCGCGACAAGAGTGGTCCGAGATCAAGCGTACCCAGGGGACGAACCGTCTAAACCCCCACCTGATCGAGTCTATGTGCCGAGATGCGGCCAAGGGGCTAAGCAAGCGCTCAATCATGGCCCGGCACGGCTACAACACCGCAACCTGGGGCAACTGGGAGCGGAAGGCTGCGGAGGGTATCCAGCCGTACGCACTGTGGTACGCCTGCATTATGCTCAGTTATTCCTCTGTGGAAGAAGAAGAGCTTAAGAAGATCCGTGCTGCCGGTCATGAGGACTGGAAGGCTTCCAAGTGGATTCTTGAACAGATCAACAAGGAAGAGTACAGCACAGGTGGAACCACTACTAACATCACCAATATCCACGGTGACGTTACAAATGAGTCGTCAATTAACTACATGTCAGAAGATGACGCTCAGAACGTAGCAACCTTGCTACAGGCTATTGGGGTAATTCCTTCTCAGCCAAACACTATTGAGGGTGAAGTCGTAAATGAAGGTGACAGTACAGACTCCTGATGGGCCACGCTTAGTCCCACACTGGGCTAAGTGCCATTGTGTGACTCGTCACAGTCCTAACTATATTCATCCATATCCGTTCGCTTTGCCTAATGGTATTGAGTTGTGGCTATGCCCCAACACATTCCATCAGGCAAATACTTTGTTGAAGCTTTACTCCAGCCTCGATGGACCTCCGGAAGGCCGCGTGGCGGTGAAATTCAACTATTTCGTCAGATCGCTGATTACCTATTACTGGCAACTTGTGCTAGAGGCACGTGCTAGTGACGAGGAATATGAAGCCTGGAAGGCTTCTCAGGTTCAGGAAGAGGACGATGAATTCCTTAACATCAACATTCAAGAGATCATTAAGAAGACGGTAGCCCATGGAAGCTAGAGAACAGCTCCAGAAGGCGCTACAGTTACGTCTTCCGGAAAAGTATGTACCATGGCGCCCTTCTCCACATCAGGCCGCCTTCTTGCTGGTACCCAATAAGGAAGCCTTCTATGGTGGTGCAGCCGGTGGTGGTAAGTCCATCGCCCTTCTAATGGCTGCCCTTATGTATGTGGATAACCCGAAGTACAAGGCGCTTATCCTTCGTCGTACCTTCGCTGACCTTTCAGCCCCTGGTGCCCTTATCGACATTGCTCACGAATGGCTCGGGCCCACAGATGCCAAGTGGAATGAGCAGAAGCACCAATGGACATTCCCTAGCGGTGCTGTACTGAAGTTCGGTCACATGGCCAACGAACAGGACAAGACTCAGTATCAGGGAGCGCAGTACCAGTTCGTAGGGTATGACGAGCTTACCCACTTCACTGAAACCATGTACCTGTATCTGTTCTCGCGTATGCGTAAGCAGAAGGACAACGATATCCCCATTCGTATGCGTGCCGCTGGTAACCCTGGTGGTATCGGCCACGACTGGGTGAAAAGACGTTTCATTGACCGTGTGGAAGACTACCCGGACGACTTCACTCCACAGGAGATCGAGCGTAAGAAGAACCGTGTCTTCATTCCGTCAGGTCTGAAGGACAACCCTTACCTTGACCAGGAAGACTACATTGACTCCCTGATGGAGCTAGACCCTGTGACACGTGCTCAGCTTATGAGTGGTGACTGGGATGTAGCCCCTGGTGGAAACATGTTCAAGGCCGAATGGTTCGACAACCGGATCATTACTGAGGTGCCACACGATGTTCAGCTCATTCGTAAAGTTCGTTACTGGGACCTTGCATCGACTGACGAAGAGAAAGTCATCAAGGAAAAGGGCGACCACGACTACACCGCATCCGTGCTACAGGCGCTTGGAAATGACGGAAATGTCTACGTCCTTGAAGTCTCCCGAGACCGAATCACTCCTGCTGCCTGCGAAAAGCTTGTATACACCAAGGGCCTTCGCGACGGAAGAGTCGGTACAGCCATTTATATGGAGCAAGAGCCGGGCTCCTCTGGTGAGGCAACCATTCACACTTACAAGAAGCTCATGCTTGGTTTCAACTTCCGGGGTGACAAGCCGAGTGGAGGCAAGATTGAAAGAGCTAGAACAGCTTCAGCGGCCTGCGAGAACGGACTAGTCTATATCGTAAAGGGTGCCAGAACCAAGGAATTCATTAACGAGCTGGTTTCATTCCCTGTGGGTGTTCACGATGACATGGTCGATGCGTTCTCTGGTGGGCTGATCAAGATTGCTGAAAGCGCTAGTATTGGTAAGCCGAAGCGTACCCGTCCGAGCCAAAAGAAGAAGAGCCTTTGGGCTTAACCCAGGAATTATGGTAAAATGACCGATGTGACAAACACCCCAAGAGAGGATTGAGATGGGCTTATTCCAGAACCTCTTTGGGTCTACTAGTTCCTTTGTGGAAAAGTATCCCAAGTACTTCGATCACGACTATGAGCGTCAGAAGCGCTTAGAGCGCTACAAGAACACCTGGGAAGCCTATCTTGCTGAGCTACCGGACCCTATTACGCAGGATACGGTATCTAACGACAACGTTAAGGTAAACCCTGCCCGTGCCATCATTAACACGGGCGTATTCTTCCTATTCGGAAGTGAACTCAAGTTCCAAGTTTCACCTGAGTCCCAGGTTCGTTATGGCAAGCAGTCACTTCCTGCTAAGCCTTCAACTGAATTCTCTGCTGAGGGTACCTCTGAGTCTGCTGAGTCTGATGACCCACAGAAGCAGTCTAAGAAGTCGGACTTCCGTAAGGAAAAGGAAGGCGACGATTACGACCCTAAGAAGGCTAAGGGCAGCTACGGTGCTCCTGAGGGTGAAGACCCTATTGCGGCTGCTAACCCTAAGTGGCTCACAGACCTGAACAAGGTTTGGAAGGAAAACCGTAAGAAGTCCTTCCTGTTCAACATGGGTCTTTCTGGTGCTATTCACGGCGACGTGTTTGTGAAGATCATTCCAAACGCGTGCGGAATGAAAAACCAGTACCCACGTCTTCTACTCCTTGACCCAGCCAACGTAGACGTTGAATGGGACCCTAACGACTGTAACCGTGTACTCAAGTACGCAATCGAGTACGTCGTCGAAGAAGAGAACCCACAGACACAACAGCCAGAGCCTAAGCTACGTATTCAGGAAATCACTGCAAACGTACAGGGCTATGGTGGAGACCCGAACGAGCCAATCACTAGCTGGACTATCCAGAACTATGAACACCCAATGGGCTATGTTCAGAACGTCGGATATACCCCACTAGAAGGTGGCAAGGTCCCTGTGGGCCCTGCTGAGGAATGGCCGTATGCGTGGGCGCCTATTGAGCACTGTCAGAACGTAGAACTCCCTCACATGTACTGGGGTCTTCCAGATCTGGACGAATCCTCTGTGGAAGTACTTGAGTCTCTACAGCGTTCAATGTCTTCATTGAATAAGATCGTTCGAGTTCACGCGTCACCCCGTATGTTCGCCAAGAACGTTATGCCTGACCAGATCGATGAAATCGACGTGTCAGCAGACAACATCATTACCCTTCCGAACATGGAAGCGGAACTGAACGTGCTTGAAACACTGAGCAACCTTGCTCCGTCTATCGAGTACGCACGTGAACAGCGCAAGATGCTTCTTGAAATGGTGCAGTGTCCTCCGATTGCTCTCGGAGAGTTCGAATCTGCATCTACAGCTATCTCTGGTGTGACTCTTTCTATCCTTTACGCTCCGATTCTTCAGAAGACAGAGTTGAAGCGTATCTCCTATGGAGACATGATTGAGCGTCTGAACCAGAAGATCCTAGTTTTGATGGGTCATGACGAGGAAGAGACAGAGTCAATGGTTCTGGTATGGCCAGAGTCAATGCCTGGATCTGCTTACCTTGAGCGTCAGACACTTCAGCAGGACCAGCAGATGGGTGCTTCTAGCTACACCATCTTGTCTCGTCTTGGATACGACCCGAAGGAAGAGCGCGCTAACTTCATGCGTGAGCAGGAAGAAGTTGCGGCCCTTCAGGCTAAGTACATGCCTGAGCCACAATTTGGCCAGGGTGGTCCAGGTGGAAATAACAATCCGGCTGGAAATGGTAATAAGAATGGGTCTATGGGTGGAACAAAGGCAGCCGGTACTCCTAAGAGTTCTCCGGGTGCTTCACCTACACCTAAGCCCAGTAAATAATGTGATATACTAATCAACGTCACTATACTAAGGTCTGGAACCTTATATAGGGAGGATTGTCTAGATGACAAAGCAGGGTAATTTAAAGGCCGCATACAGAGCCGCAGCGGAAGATAACCCCACGGTTACTGATGATGGCAAGGTAGTATCCACTGAAGTTGTTAAGACTTCTGAGGAAGTAGTTTCAAAGAATACTCCAGTAGAGAAGCCAAAGGTTGAGCCAGAGGTTTTTGATAAGGAGTATGTGAAGGGCATTCGTGAAGAAGCCGCTGAATGGCGTACTAAGCTACGCAAGCAGGAAGCCGCTTACGAAGAAGCCCTGGCAAAGTTGAAGTCCTACGAGGATGAAAAGCTATCCGCTGAGGAAAAGCTGTCCCGTGACTTTGAGGAAGCCAAGACGCGAGCTAGCTCAATGGAGCAGAAGGCTCGTGAAGCAAGTCTAAGATATGAGCTTGCAATTGCAGCACGTGAAGAAGGCATCTCGGATGTTAAGGCGGCCGTTAAGCTTGCCGATCGGGAGCTTATCGAGTACGACTCCGCTGGTAATATTACCAATCTCCCGGATGTAATTGAGCACCTTCGCTCAGAATATTCTTCACTATTCTCTAAGACTGCTTCAGCACCTAACACAGGTGTAACGAATCCAGCTAAGCCACCGGCACAGAAGAAGTGGACCCGAGAAGACCTTAAGAGTCTTTCACCGGAGAAGCGCCTTGAGCTAATGCAGTCTGGCGCTCTAAACGAACTTCTGGGTCGTAATTAAGCGAAGCATCTACGCAATCCGGATATAAGGGAGATAGCCTCAAATGGCTCTTGACAACTTTATTCCCGAGCTGTGGAGTGCCGAACTATTAGTAAACCTTAAGAACCAGCTCGTATACGGTAGTGACCTAGTCATCAACCGTAACTACGAGGGTGAGGTTTCACGTTTCGGTGACACGGTTCGTATCAACTCAATTGGTGCAGTAACTGTATCTAACTACAGTAAGAACACCAACCACTCAGCCCCTGAGACACTTAGCGACAGCCAGATGACCCTAGTCATCGACCAGGCTAAGATGTTCAACTTCCAGATCGATGACATCGACCGCGCACAGCAGAACCCTAAGCTTATGAGCGCTGCTATGCGTGAGGCTGCGTTCGCGCTTGCCAACGAAGTTGATGACCACATCGCTAACCTTCTAAACAACGGTGTTCCTGCTGGAAACGTTCTAACAGACGTTGCCTTCGACAACACATTCGAGGACTACTACGAGGCCCTTGTGGACCTTGGCGTAAAGCTCGACGAGAACAACGCACCGGCAGATGGTCGTTACGCGATCATGAAGCCTTCAGTTGTTGGTGTTCTTCGTAAGGACGACCGTTTCGTAAGCTTCGGTACTGAGGCCAACCGTGCGGTTGCTGCTGGTGGTACTGGTGTTCTCGGAACAGTTGCTGGCTTCAACATCCTTGTTTCTAACAAGGTTCCTAGCGGTGACGGTTCTAACCCACAGATCCAGGCTGGACACGCATGGGCAACAACCTTTGCTGACCAGATCGAGTCTCTAGAGGCTTACCGTCCTGAGCTACGTTTCGCAGACGCCATGAAGGGTCTTCACGTATACGGCTCAAAGATCATTCGTCCTGAGCTTCTAACTAAGGTCGAGGTCGACGTTACTCCGTAACGTAATATCTAACTGAGGAGGGGCAGGCCCTGAAAACCTGCCCCTCGTGTAAGGAGAAATACCCATGGCAGATACAGCCGTAACAAGCACAAACGTAGTGTCACTTTCAAAGGACACACGTACAGCTCTTCCCGCAGGCCAGTCAGTAACAACAGGTAACACTGCTGTTCTTACACCTGCCGCAGGTGCACCTTTCAAGGGTCGTTACATGCTAGTTCGTGTAGCTCCTGGTGCTGCCAGCACTCTTACTGTGAAGGCCGGTGTATCTACACAGACACCCGCGAACCTAGCTAAGTATGGTGACCTTTCAATCGGGTCATTCTCAGCGGACTCAGTCCTACAGCTAGAGCTTTCTCGTTACCTACAGGCAGACGGTACAGTACGTATCGATGTCGGTGGTACAGGACCGGTTGTCTTCACCGTTCTTAACCTAACTAAGGCTGCGTAAGCTTAGTCGAAAACTACCGGGCTGGGTACGCCCTCGCCCAGCCCGGTTTTTCATGCTCTCGGAAGGATAAACCATGCCTGTTCGATCATCAATGGGCTATCTCATTCAGTTTGTCCGTGAGCTAATCAACGACACGGGTGCAACACCGAAGTTCACAGACCAGCAGATTCAGGATCGCCTAGACCTGAAGCGCCTCGACTTGTATGCAGATGACTTGAAGTCACCTGACATTCTTGAGAACGACGGCACAATTGTCTGGAAGGACTTCTACGCACGTCTCCCATTCTGGGAGACAGATTTCGTAATCCAGCAGGTAGATGGTACAGCAAGTACCCCTACCACAGCAGAACCCCTTATCGGTAAGTTCCACTACAACACCAACCAGACAGTACCCCTTGTGATCACAGGGAAGGTATATAACGTCTACGGTGTTGCAGCAACCCTACTTACTATGTGGATTGCGGAAATCCGTGGCCAGATTCAGTCTTGGTCTGCTGACGGTACGTCCATTCAGCGTATCGGCCAGGTTAAGAACATGCAGGATCTTTCAGCTAAGTACGCTCAAATGGCTTGGGGTTGGGGGAACTCTACCCAGATCAAGCTAGTACGAAAGGACTTGCGTAACTAATGCCTGGACCTAACTTTATTTCCCAGGCTGAACTTGATCAACTACGTGCTGAACAGAAGCAACTAATTGCAGAAGTCGGCACTACTGGAACCATCAAGAGACAGACTTGGGCATCAAATGGTAGAGGCGGAATGACCCGTACTCTTACCACAATTGGCACTAATGTTCCACTGAGACACTGGATTTCATCTGGACCTAACGGTACTTCAGAAGAGGCCAAGTTCTGGGGTGAGCAGGAAAACTCACAGACAGACGCGTTCGTTGTGGCCTACTGGGACCAGGACATCAACGTTTACGATGTCATCACTTTTGCTGATGGCCGCGAATGGCGTGTAGTCGGAGTCCAGTTCGATGACTCATTCCTGACTGCTAAGCGATTACGAGTGGAGGCGATGCGTTAATGGGTGCAAGAATCGTTATCGTATATGACCACCTCCCACGTTGTGCAGCAGTCGCCCTGTCGGCCGCTGACGACCTTTCCACGGACGTGGCAAGGGATATGTGGCGAGGGGCCCGCGCAGCCGCTCCTGTACGCACTGGAGCCCTTCGCAGAGGTATCAACTTGCATGAGGGAAACCCTGCCGAAGTAACCGCGTCATCCCTAGAGGGTGGCGCCCCACGTGAGTACGCACTTTACAACGAGTTCGGTACTCGCTACATGGCAGCTAACCCATTCATGATTCCTGGATATGCGGCTGGACTTGCACTGCTTTACAACCGTGGTCGCCAGTACGGCGCCAAGATTGAGGCGGCTGCCTAATGCCAGCATCACTACAGGACGCAGTAACTCATCTAATTGGAAAGATTGAAGCAGACGCCCAGACAATCAGCTTGGGAAGTACTCAGGCATTTATGTTCTCTGCCCCTGAGAAGGGTGTTGCTTCTTACCCCTATGTCATCATCGGAAAGCAAGCGGGCTCCCACACCATCGTAATGTGTGGGGTTGCTTTCGATGTTCACTACTTGGCTGTTAAGTGTGTGGACTACGGTTTTGACGGCGGTGAAAGAGCCCGAAAGGTTCTCCACCGAGTACGTCAGGTAATCGAAACTACCACTCCAGCAACCCTGGCAAGTGGAAAACTGGACGCTGTAATTCCTAACAGTAGCTATAACTATGACGAGCAGGAAAGTGGTAACAACAACTTCTACCACGAAGTGCAAGTCGAGAAGGTAATTCTCAGCGATAGCTAAGGTATAATGGAGAAGCGAACGAAAGGGGCAAACAATGCCAGAGAAGAACACTAGTACGCCGGTTTCTGGCAAGGAGCCCCGTACTGAGTACAAGGCTCTTGTGGGCCTTGATTATGAAGACAAGCGCGTAGAGGCCGGTGAGATTGTCGATGACATTCCTGCCGACTCTGTGGAATGGCTCCTAGAGGGTCAGTACATCGAAGAGGTAGAGTAAATGGCCTTTGTATTCGGTACCGGTACGCGTGTGTGGATGGACGGAAAGCAGGCGGCCTGTGTCATCAATGACATTACTCAGGACGCCGAGCTTGACGAGGCAGAGGTAACAACTCTCTGCTCTACCCTGAAGGACTACATCCCCGGTCTAGCAGAAGTAACCATCGAATTAGAGGGTTACTTTGATACGAACACAGCTTCCCCAGCTACTACAATGGAAGCTCTGTTCCACAGTAAGATTTCCAACCAGGATGTCTTCCCGATCACCTTTGCCCCTGAAGGCGGAGCTGATACAGGAGACCCTGTCTATATGATGAACGGCTTCCTACAGGAATACTCAATTGAGAACACTGTAGACGAAGCGGCTGCTGTAGAAGCAACAATGCGTTGCTCCTCTGCACTAGCTCGTGGTCGCATTGTAGAAAATGGGGCTACAGCTAGAACAGCTACAGGTAACGCAGGCACAGTTGTAAACACAAACGTGTTGGACAACACTACATCTACAACTAATGGTGGTGTAGCGGTCCTACAGGTATTTGCCGTTTCAGGTACAACACCTAGCGCGACTATTGTCCTACAACACTCAGCAGACAACGTGACCTATACCGACCTTGCCACATTCCCTGCTAAGACTGCTGTTGATGGTGAGTACAAGGAAGTAGCCGCAGGAACAACTGTAAACCGTTACCTTCGTGCTCGTTGGACTATCTCAGGTACAACACCATCATTCAACTTCAACCTAGGCTTTAAGCGGAGCTAATATGTCTTTTCGTTTTGACGGCTTTATTGAAGACTTTGACGGTAGTAACCCGGGGACCCCTGCCAACTCTCACAAGTTAGTAATCACTGCCCCAATGGGGGAGCGTATTTTGTGGGCTCAGGTCAATGGCTTGGAGCAAGCAATTGGTAGCAATGATTTTTCTCATATCTGGTTAGAACCCTCATCAATCCACGTTGATGGTAATAACGAGATTGATGAAGTTGAGTTCGTTCTCCCGGATGACTCGGGAGAGCGTGGCGTTAATGTAATGTACTACACCATTTAATGCTACAATAGACAGGTATTATCCTGGCCAGGATATAAGGAGAACCAATGGCTTTCGTATTCGGTACAGCGGCTGAGTTAAGCATGGACCCCGCAGGTGGTACCAGCTATTCAGTTACGCTCGACTGTGCAATGAACGACCTTACTCTAGACCGTGAGCTAGATGAGGCCGAAGTAACTACTCTTTGCTCTACTATCAAGGACTACATCCCTGGTCTAGCCGAGACTACTCTTGAGTTCGAGGGTCTTTACCAGAGTGGTGCAACTGAGGTAGACTATCAGTTGAACAACATCTTCGGAATCACAACTATTCCGTCTTGGCGTTACCGTCCAGCCGGAACAGGAACTGGTCTTCCTGAGTACACCTTCAAGGGATTCCTACAGGAGTACTCAATCGAGGCAACAGTTGACGAAGCTGTTACAATTGAAGGAACAATCCGTGTTACAAACTCTGTGACACGTACTGTCCAGCCGTAATCTAGTTTAAAGAGGGCATATGTCTGAGGACAACCTAGAGAGTGTAGTCGCTTCTGTTGAAAGCAATGAGCTTCCAGTAGCTGATTTCAGCGCTATCCTAGCTCTTCCCAGCGAAGAGTACCGTTGGGTAGACATTCCCGAGTGGAACGCTCGTGTAAAGATCCGCTCACTCACAAAGGCTGAGCAGATTCGACTACGTAAGAAGTCTTCCAAGCAGGGTGTTGTGGACGACGTTCTTCTAGAGATCAACCTAATTGCGGACACCCTTGTGGAACCGCGCTTATCCCCAGCTCAGGTCGATGAACTATTCGCTAAGTCCAACGCTAAGGCTCTGAACCGTATCGCTGCGGCTTCTCTGACCTTCTCTGGACTAACCGAGGATTACATTGGAGACGCCGAGCGCGACTTCAAAAGCTGACGATTCTGACATGTTCTCAGTATTCTTTATCGCTGAGAGCTTAGGACAGACAGTAACAGAACTACTTACCGGGGAAAAGAAGCCCCTTAGTAATGTAGAATTCATTTACTGGGTTCAGTACTACGAACGAAAAGCCGCTATCGAAGAAAAGGCCAGTAAGGCTAAATCCGATGGCAAAGCGACCAAAGAGTTCAAAAGAACTATGGGACCGCAAAATCGCTAAATGGCCGGGTCAGGTAATCTGGCCCGGTTATTTCTTTAAGGAGTGTTATGGCTGATGTCGCACGGCTACGAATCGTCGTTGATACCGACGCTACTCGTGCTGCCGCTGGCCTAAACCGTCTAAGCGCTTCGTTACGTGGTCTCGCTCGGGACGGAAACCGTAGTGACCGCGCCCTTCGCCGTCTCGGTGGCGGAATGAACAACAACACTCGATACTCTCGTGGCTTCTTCGGTGGCCTTATGAGAGCATCACGAGGACTTGTAAACCTTGCTATGAGCGCAGGCCGTGGTATCGGTACCATGGCCCGCTTTGGTAGCCAGCTTATCGATGGTACTGCCCAGTTTGCTACTTTTGGTTCTATGGCCGCGCGTGTAGGTAGTTCGGTGGCTGCCGTCGCACCATCAATTGCTACCGCAGGGGTAGCTATTACAGCCTTAGGCTCTATGGTCAGCTTGGTTGGTTCCCTTGCTGTGGGCGCAGGAGCCTTGATTGCTGCTGCCCTCCCTGTGGCATTCATTGCTGCCGGTGCAGCCGCTCTGTCTTCTGACAAGGACATCCAGAAGGCATTCAAGGGAATCACAAAGACAGTAGTGGAAGGCGTTCAGAAGGCTGCCAAGCCTCTGAAGG